TATATTATCACCAGCTTTAGCTGACGACAATTGTGATTTGTTGGCAAAAGCACACACTGAAGAAAATGACAATTGCTTGACATCTTGAGTAAAAGACAAGTAGAAAATCTGACCATCTTCAATTTTAGATGGCATAACTATAAATAAACTTGAAAGAGTGCTTTTTGGAGATATAATTATACCTTGATTAGATGCCTCAACAGCTGACCCAGATATTGGAACAACAACTTTAATTCCTTTTAAAACTAAATTATTAGAGACGGTTAGTTTTCTGATTAATGAAGAGTCAATGTTGCCATTAATAACGTGCAAAGTATTGTAATATTTTGGATAAGACATTGTTTACTTATGGACAATAATTTTTTTTTGGATAACAATTTTCTTGGAAATTACCATTTCAAGTATAAGTAACTACAAAAAAAAATACAAGTTTCTAGTCACGTCCGAATGATTAATAAAAAAATACAACATGAAAGATGGAAGATATTCCTCGTATATAAAAATTTATGTGAAATGTTGATTGATAGAGGATATGACGTATTGACAAAGGATTATACTGATTATACTAGTTTTATAAATCATTTTTGCTTGAAACATGAAAGTTTACCAGACAAGAACAATTTGACTTTTATAGCAAATAAAAATGACACGTCGGTACTGGTCTATTTTATTCAAGATTTATCATTTGGAATAAAGAGTGCCGTTAAAATATACGATATAATGATTCACAAGGGGATGAATCATTGTATAATTATATATTCGGATTCTATTACCTTTTCTGCTAAAAGATTTATACAATCTAAAACTAGAGAAATAAAAATAGAATTATTTTGCGAAAATGAATTGTATGTAAACAAGACTAGACATGAACTATCACCTAAATATACTGTCATTAACGAATCTGATTTGAAAGATGCTACCTTGAAAAAACAGATTCCTAAAATATTACAAAGTGACCATACAAGTAAATATTATGGGCTAAAAAAGGGCGATATTCTAAAAATAACTAGATCAAGCGAAACAATGGGAGAGTATACTACTCTTCGAGTTGTAGTCTAGTTCTTATCCATTGTTAAATCAATAACCCATAATTCTTATGTCTTTTTTGTCATTCCCCATATATTTTATACAATATTTAAACTTTGAGATATATTTGGAATTTTACAATCTACTTAGTGACCTTTCGCAGCTGCATAATCCATTGCATATTTAGTACATCCTTCCTTTCTGTTCTCGTGTAACCACTTTACACAAAAAGCCTACACAAAGCCACCCTGTCCACAAAAAGCCTACACAAAGCCACCCTGTCCACAAAAAGCCACGTATTGGTTATAAAAAGTACTATTACAATACTGGAATAAGAATCATATTTTATAAAAAATAAAAAAAAATGGAAAATTTCATGAGAATGGTATTGGAATGTAGTAATACAGGAGTTTCAAGAAGTTTACTTAAATCAAGTTCAAATCATAATGTAGTTACTCACATTATCATTGGTCTTAAGCGCAAGTTTGGATTAAATGTTCATTCAGTTAAATCAAGAGAACAATCTGCTGTATATTTTATTGATCCAAAAGAAATAAGTATTACAAGTCTTAGTACAAGTTTGCAACCATTGCCAAAGAATTGCAAAGTTCTTAGAACATCATTGTTGTACACAGGGGGTAAAAACTATAAACAAAATCTACAACAGTTTATACAACCTGCACAACAATCTGCACCACAATTACAATTCGATTTACCATTGTCACCCCCACCACAACAACTACAACTACAATTCGATTCACCATTTTCATCCCCATTACAACAATTCGATTCACCATTCTCATCCCCATTACAACAATTCGATTCACCATTATCATTCGAGTCTCCACTACTTGTAGATTTATTTCCTATTGTATCTCCACCACCTCCATTTACTCCAATCTCACCAAATCTTTTAATGTCCAACAATTTTATGGATGGTCTAGTACCTTGTATCTTCAACACTTTGAGTAACAATTTTACAGATGGTCAAGTACCTTTTATTCCTAATTACTTTGTAGATTGTAATGTACCATTTGTATCCAACTACTTTACAGTACCTTTTATGTAACGTAGAATTTTAGATTATTTTTTTACTCTTTTAGTTGTAGATTAATCCAATATATTCCGTTGGTTTTACGTATTGTATCAAAAATAGAAACTTGTTTAACAATTTTACTAAATTTAGTGTGAGTAATATTTGAAATATTATTTCTTGTACAATATTCTTTAAAGTGTAGAAATAATATAGACGATTGTATGATAGCGTCTTGTATAAAAATACATTCATTATCTATAAATTTTTTAATAAGATCATATTCATTACTATATTGATTGGTATCGTCAATATCCTCTCCTAGGTCACTAATTTTTATACTACTCAAGGGGGTAATGTCATCAGTAGTAGTAGTAGTAGTAGTAGTAGTATTAGTGGTAGCGGTAAAAAAGAAGGTATTTATATTATGAACGATAGTATTTAATGGTAATGTATGTTGTAAATTTATTTGATACAAGAGCATAGATTCAGCAAGCTTTTTATTAGGAAAAGTAAATTGTTGTATACTTAGTTCAGGAAATAATTTTTTAAAAACTAGAAAATTAAAAACATATCCTTTATTGAAAATAGTATATTTTTTAATTTGATCCTCAAAGTGATGATCAATACTTGTAGTATAGTACAAGTCTGTTGTAGCTATACAATTATTAGGTATTTTTGTATAAAAGTCATCATAGTTTGATATACCAATAACTGTACTTGTATTAGTTGTATTTGTGTTTGTACTTGAAATTAATTGATCATTTTCTTCATCATTATATTCATATTGTACAATAGAGCATAATTGATTAACAAGAGTGATAATATCTATAATATGTTTTTCTTGTTCATTAGTATAAATCATTTTCGGCATTTTACAGGAAGTATATTGTACACTATCAAAAAAGGATACAGTAACAAAAGCAGATTTGTATTGTGGAAGTTTATGTATAAATTGCAAAAACAAGTCTTCATTATAAACAGGTAGTCGAGATCTTATTTCAAAAGTGCATTCTGGAATAAATATCTCTTTGTGAGCCATTATAATATCTTCATTACCAAGATTAGATACAATACATTTAAAAGTATCATTATCGTAAATGTTGCTTGATAGAAAAGTAACAAAAGATTTCATATATTTGTACATGTAAAAAATATATTGTATCAAAAAACGCACAGAAAATTAAAGTAAAAGTAACAAGTAAATAAAAATATGACAAGTCCAATAACAACGACAAACGTATTAATAGAAGGTTGGTTGGATGTCCCTCATTCTTATGCAATAGTAAATATATATCAGATATTAGCATTACTCAAGGTTTCAAGTTTGAAAATTTATTTTAAACAAGTTCCCAAGTACAATGAGAATTGGTCAACTATAGATTTAAATTTGCTAGTAACGAGTCAAGAGAAGGAGTTGTTGTTGAATTTGGAATGTGTTGATAAAAATACAAGGATTGATCTAGTATATAGAATATCTTTTCCAATAAATATATTACATGGTAATAATGACACGAAACCAACACTAGTATTTTATACATCAGAGTTTCAAAATTTGCCTGATTCAAGTTTTTGTTTTGGGTACAAGTCAAATAAAGAGGTAACATTCAATGATTTCTTATGGTGTATCAAGAATAGGTATATTATTCCAATTACTCCATCCGTGTGGTCATCCATGTCATTAAAGCGCAATGGTTACGACCCAATAATAATACCTCATGGTGTGGATGTGTCAAAATATAATAGGAACAAGGATGATACAGAACGAGTAAAAATGCGAGAATTGCTTGGTATAGACAAGGATGCATTTGTATTTTTGAATATAGGGGCAGCAACTTCGAATAAAAACATCAAATCTATAATAAAATGTTTTTACAAGACATCATATATAAATGATAATATATATCTAGTTATAAAAGGTGTAGAGAGTTTATATTCGTGTGAAGGTCGTATACTCGGTTATATCAAAGAGTTGATAAATGAAGGTAGCATAGATAGAAGTAGATGGAAGTATATACGACATAGGTTCAAGTATATTCCAGATACTTATGATTACAATGAAATGAGAAATTTATATAATACATGTGATTGTTATATATCGCCATATATTGCAGAAGGTTTTAATATGCCTGTATTAGAGGCAATAGCATGTGGAATACCAGTAATAGTATCAAAAGGGGGTCCTACGGATGATTTTACAAATGACAATTTTGCTAGGTATCCTCAAACAGTTGTAATGAGGAATGATTTAAATCAACACTTGTTGATAACAGATGATATATCAATTCAAAATATAATGATATCAATAATGACTGATAAAGTGTTTTTGGATAGTGTCAAGTATCTAGGTCCAGAGTTTATAAAACAAAATTATACATGGGAGCATATATCAGAGAGATTATCATCATTATTTTTAAACATTGTAAATGAAAACGAAATAATAAAAACAGCAAAACGTTACAACTTGTCGACAATAAAAATGTAAGTTGCAGCCAATTTATATATTATTCCAAGTTCTTTCGAAATGGTATCTGTCCAATTAATCTCGTTTATTTGGTTACGTTCAAGGTAAATTGTATTCAGCCCTTTGATTTTACTTTCAAGTTTATTTCAGTTACTATTAAGTTCACTGTGGAATTTTTTGTATTACTTTCAATCTTCTCTCAATTCTTTAGAGTCAACTCTTGTGGAATGGTTAATCTAGAGTTGGCTATTTGTTCTAATCTTATTAGGTATTGTAATTTCCATGTTCGATTAAAATAATACTATATAATACACTTATCCACCCACCTACTCCACTACCAATCAAGATGAGTTTTCTGGACATTTTAAAAAAGTATCAAACAACATCAAAGAATGATATGACACATACAGTATTTCTAAAGGATCATGTTATGAAGATACGTATACCATATAATGATTTGCAAATGTTTTGGACAATGTACATGGATTACATCCGGGATAGTAATAGTGTAGACGTATGCATTACAGAAAAGAGTATGCAAGTTGTGCAATTTTTCGCAGATATAGATTTGAACGAGTGTATATTTAAGTGCAAGGATGTAGATACTATGAGTTTGACAAGTACAATAATCAAGACATTTGAGGATGTAGTACAAGAAATGTATCCGTATTACAAGATGAATTTGATAACTGCATTTAGAGTATTATACAAGTGTCATTTACATTTTAAAGATTTATACATATCCACATTTGAATGCAAAAAAGTATGTGAAAATGTATACAATAGATTACACGTATTATTTCCAGATGTGTTTTCTGTCAAGAACAAGTATATAGATACTAGTGTATATTCTTCAGGGTTACGTATGTTGGGATGTACCAAGACTGGAATGACAAAAAATGACGAGTTGGATGAACAAAAACACAAGGAATACTTTGGTACATTGAGTTATTCAAAAGTTTACCGTATTGGCAAGATTAATGTTGAAAAAAAGGATGTTGATTTCAATCCATTATCACTAGACGATTTAATGAATGTGTCGATTATAGCACCAAAGGAAGAGATTGAACAACATTTAAAAAGAAAACAAGAGTGTACCGATGAAGAAGTGGGTACAAAAAAGATGAAGAGTACAAACGACAGTGACAACTTTAGCGACACAGATGTTGATGAAATTTTAATGTATTTGGACAAGACATTACCAATGTATAATCTAGTTGGTCCAAGTAGGGGTACTTGTAACTTGAAGAGTATATCAGATGATTGTAGATCAGTAGAATTGCCAGTACAAGATTGTCCATTTATAAAACGTAAACACAAGAGGTCAGAGGAACGTGGAGTATCGTCACATTACATTTTATTTACATCATTTGATGTATCATTTAGGTGTTGGAAGTGTAGTCAGGATTGTATAATGTTGCCATTAATTCAAGGTGATTTTTTAGAAAAGTTGCAACAGTCGTCAAATTATTTGTTAAAGAATGCGCTGTATAAACAAACACATGAGACTATAGCAGACTATGTTTTTAGTTTGGTAAAAGGCAATATTTCAGTTTCATTAAGTGGTTCACATTACACATGGTATTTTTATGATAATCATCGTTGGTTCAAGGGTGAAAAGATTATAGCGATGATTATGAATACAAAAGGTGTCGTTCAGACAAGATATTCTCATTTTATAAATCAATATTGTAACAATGCACCAAAAGGTCGAAGTGACCGTGTGGATACAGAAGATGAAGGTAAGGAGGATGGAGATGCGAGAATATTAAAAGAATTGTGGAAAAAGTTGCAAATATCATTACAGACTACACAATTTGTAAAGAATGGTATTTTACCATTACTGGCAACAAAATTGGAGGAATATTGGAATAACATTGGAAGTAACGAATGTTTCAAGTCAAAGTTGGATTCAAACCCGCAACTGTTGTGTTTTAAGAATGGAGTATTTGATTTACAAAAGAATGAATTTAGGGACGGTACATCATTGGATTTTCTATCAATGTCTACAAATAATAAATATATACCATGGGATAAAATCAATGTAACTATAAAGGAAGAATTGATGACATTTTTACAAACAATATTTGTAAATGAAAAGCACTTGTCGTTTATTCTTCAACAATTTGCCTTGTCTTTGAATGGTCAAAACAAGTTTCAGAGTTTTTTCATATTAACAGGTGCCGGTGCAAATGGTAAATCAACATTGATTCGTTTACTAAATTACAGTTTGGGAGATTATGCAGGTGAAGTTAATGTAACATTATTTACACATCCTCGACCATCAGCAAATGCGCCATCACCAGAGTTGATTCAAATAATGGGTAAAAGGTTTGTAGTATGTTCAGAACCGAATAGTAGAGAGACATTTAATTTGGGTACAGTAAAGTGGTTGACTGGTGGAGATCGAATTACAGCAGCAGCCAAGTTTGAAGCAAATCAGTCATTTTATCTTCAATGTACATTTTTCTTATTGACTAATGATATACCACAAATAAATGCAAGTCAGTCAGATTATGGTACTTGGAGAAGAATGAAGCCAATAACATTTAATAGTAGATTTGTGAACCAAGAGAATAGTACCATGTCGACAAGAGATAATGTGTTTATAGCTGATGGTTCATTGGTTGAAAAGTTGCCAACGTGGCATGAAGCATTTATTTCACTACTAGTACATACAAGTATACAATTAAGTACCGGGATACAAGATAAGATGCCAGATGAATTTACTAGATTATGGAAACAGTTGCAAAACAAGAATGATTTGTATTCTAGGTTTGTTCAAGAGTATATTACAGTAAGTTCTGATTCATTTAAAGAATCTGGTAATGTCTTTGTTGTATTTTTGTCGTGGATAAAGAGTTTGAGATTATCAAAAAACATAACATATGATATATTTGAGAAACATATGTTGTATATTTTGGGTGATTTTATTATAAACGAGTATGGACATAAAGGGTGGAATATAGATTTAAAACAAGTGCCATTTAATTTACACTACTAATGTTTAATAAATTTAATGTTTTCTTTTTGAGATCTTTCTTTTCTTTGAGATCTTTCTTTTCTTTGAACTCTTTCTTTTCTTTGAACTCTTTCTTTTCTTTGCAATTCTCTTTTTTCTAGCACCACCTTCTTTAGGTTGTTGAGAAGCTTGTAGGGCTAAAGCAGAGATCAAAGTAATAGGGATTAATTGTTCCCATTCGACGCGAGTACCTCCAGATTGAATATCAAAGTTGGTCATATTGTTGTTTAATATAAGGAAATAAAAAAATTTATGTTCAACACTTAAAATAGATGTTGACCGATCCAAAAAACATAACATATGATATATTTGAGAAATATATGTTGTATATTTTGGGTGTAAACGAGTAAAGGGTGGACTACTAATGTTTTCTTTTTGAACTCTTTCTTTTCTTTGAACTCTTTCTTTTCTTTGAACTCTTTCTTTTCTTTGCAATTCTCTTTTTTCTAGCACCACCTTCTTTAGCACCGCCTTCTTTAGGTTGTTGAGAAGCTTGTAGGGCTAAAGCAGAGATCAAAGTAATAGGGATTAATTGTTCCCATTCGACGGGAGTACCTCCTCCAGATTGAATATCAAAGTTAGTCATATTGTTGTTTAATATAAGGAAATAAAAAAATTTATGTTCAACACTTGGAATAGATGAGTACTATAATACTTGACCGATCCAAAGTTTAAATACAAGGGTTACATACGATTTACCTTGGACAAAACTGACGAGGGTGTAAATTGGGATTGGTGCCCATTGAATATGAAAAAAATATATCCTTACGCCCAAGAGTACAAGGAATACGTACTTTTAACTAAAAAAAAGGCAGCTTTGGTAATAACCAAGGGTTGTCACAATTGGGTATGGAAACCTAGGTGTAAAGATGGCACAATTGGAATTAGACCGAGGTTAGATATGAAGGAACTTGGAATAATCGAGTAAAGGAACGTGCTAATTTGCCACGCAACAAAGTCTACATGTAAAAATGAAGATAGTCTTTTTGATCTACTGGTGTGTAGTCTTTTAAAATATTTAGTATACAAACAATAAGATCTGGATGATAATACGAGAATTTCTGTTTTTCTTGGTCAGTCAACATTCTCAAGACATTCAATTTACTTATAATATTATCCAGTATATGATAAACATGTCGTAATCCATCATTTGATTTATTGTTGTGTACAATTTTTTCAAGTATGTCATCAAAAATGTAGTCTGGAATATTTAAATCATTTATATCATAATTTATATTTTTACAAACATCCGGAATAATAAAATTTTTGATGATTGATATTTGATCTCTTGAAGAGTATTGTGGTATACTTAAAATTTTTAAACGATCCTTTACAGTCTTGTCAAGTAGATTTGTATCATTAAATGAAAATATAAAAAACACTTTGGACAAGTCCAGTTCTAACCCAGACAAGTATACATCTTGATATTTTTTATTCTGAGAATAATCAATAAGATGAGTCAAAAATGCATTAATAGTTTGTCCTTTATTTGTGGAATGTATTTTATCTAGTTCATCAAAATAAATGATACAGTTTTTACATTGTACCTCATTCAGTATTTGTACAATTCTTCCAGGTTCAGAATCAACATATGTAAAATTATGACCTGTCAAATAAGACACATCAGATATACAACCTAAATTTATTGTTCTAATTGGCAAGTCTAATGCATTTGCTAATCCGTATGCTAATCTAGTTTTACCAACTCCGTTGCCACCATGCAAAGCTAATATGTTGTTATTGCAAAGAGGATTAGATACTCTTTTGCATACAAAAGATAATATCTCCTCTTTTATATGTTTCATACCATATATATAATCATCTAATTTTGAATATACTGACAATACATACATTGACAAGTCTTCTATAGACGAATCAATAGAGATTGGTGTATTCTTAATAATGTTAAAAGGAAAATTAAGTGCATATCTTAACCAATTTATATTCTTTTGGTATTCTGTAGAAGTATTCGATAAAAGTTCAATATACTTGAACCGTTTTGTAATAATGATTTTATTCTGACTAGTTGTACTCAAAGAATCCAGTTTAAATTTCAAACTTTCCAAAGTATCCAACTTTACCACTACACCTTTCTCTTTACTACTCCCGCTGCTACTCCCATTGCTACTCCCGCTGCTACTCCCACCGGCGTTGTCTCTGTCGTCGTATTTTGAGTCAACGTCGCCATTGTTCTTGTTGTGAAAGTTACACAAGTTTGCGGTACACTTTTTACCACATTTCTGATTTCTACGTTTACCCCGTTTTAAAATAAAACTACATATATTCATTAGACTTTACTATTAATATTTGTATCTAAAAATAAATTTCTAGCTTAAATAGTAAAATGAGTAATATTGGGACCCAATTGTCAAATAAATTAATAGTAGCAAGAAGTGATGGTAAATGGATAATAAATCATCCTTTTGCTCAAATAGGTGGTGGTCTTTTTGCTGTAACAGCTAAATGGTGTGGTTATTGTCATAAATTAAATGATAGTGTTCGTCAAGCATTTCAAATGAAACGTTTTACATTCTTCTATCTAGATGGAGGTGATGATAATGACGTACAAACTAAAAAATTATTGCAAAAAATGAATGTATCAGGATTCCCAACCTTGTTTTATATAGCCCAAGGTGGAGTTTTAGTACCTTATAATGGTAGTAGGTCTCCAAAAGATTTAGTCAAGGTTTTTAAATAATTTTCTAATAATTAAACTTTCTTGTTCCACATTACAATTAAATGTGGTATTGGATATACTCCATCTCCAAGGTGTCATTTATTGTTAAAACTTGTACACTACTTATGGTACCATCATTACACCTAGGTTTCCATACCCAATTGTGACAAGCTCTGGTTAGCTGCCTTTTTCTGGGTTACGTATTCCTTGTACTCTTGGTCAAAAGGTATAATTTTTTTATATTCAATGGACACCATTCCAAATTCACCCCCTACTCTTATACTACAAGTTCTTTCGAATAACCTCGGTCTAATTCCTATGGTACCATCTTTGCACATTGGTTTGCACACCCAATTGTGACAACCCTTGGTTATAATTAAGGCTGCCTTTTTCTGGGTTACATATTCCTTGTACTCTTGGTAGAAAGGTATAATTTTTTTTATCTCCAAAGGAACTCCTTCCCAATTCACACCCTCCTTTTCTACCCCAATTCATCTTTCCTATTTTGTTACCCACCCCAATTCATCTTTTCTATTTTGTTAGTGTAACACCTCAGGACATCCATCCCACGCCCTCTTCTTTTACCACAAAGGTGAATACCCACAGGACATCCTTGCCAATTAATCTTGTTTATTTGATTCAACCCAAGGTGTAGACACATCAGGACATCCTTGACAATTCATCTCTTTTATGTCGTTACTACACCCTTTCCAATTTATACTTGTTATATTTTCGTGACTCAAATTAATTCGTGTAGTGTCTCTTGAGTACTTGTGTAGAACTAGAATTCCAAATAAACTTTATTGTTTCCACAGTTAGTTTAAAAGCTGCGTTTGAAAATTTAATTAAATATTTGTAAACATAATATAAACAATGACTACTCCTAGAAAAGTATCTGTACTACATGATAATCCAGAATTACCGGGTAAAAAGTTATTCTTGGCAAGTTTAATTTCACCAGAAAGTAAACAAAAACATAAAGTACACGCTTTTAAAATTCACGACTTGTGTGAAGATGAGGAAGAAGCAAAATATTTGGTACAACATTATCAAAAATTAGACCCTGATTTTGATATTTTTGTTGGAACTGTAGGTAAATGGCTTCCATGGGTATTTAGTGCAGAAGATTTGCCAAATATACAATATGCAAATGAACAATTGACAGAATTAGTTCGTAGTCATAGGAATACAAAAAAGAAAGATGATGAAGAATGGAAGAATAGAATAGAAAATCACACTGAAAAACTAAAAGAAGTTGCAACAGTTGAAGGTCAAAAGGCAAACTACATGAATGAATCATGTGTTCAAATGTTGCACCGTATTAAACAATTGGAATTACATGTAAAAAGACGTCAAGAAGAATTGGATACATTGCATAAATTATATGCTGAAACATATTCACAAGATGAAAAGGATGAAGCGGATAAAAAGGAATATCCATTGTCTGAACCATCATTAATGTATTATGCAGAATGGGTTGACACTGACTAAAGGTGAAACTGAAGGTGGTAGTTGAATAAAAAAAGGGGCTAGATGAAGATACTGTATTTTATTTTAAAAATATCTCTTAATTGGTGAAGCTCAGTATTTGTCATTACTTTTAATACATTATATTCTTTTAGATATTCTTGGTATACAAGATCTTTGTTTACTAATCTTTTTATCAAGTCATCAGATACTATCAAGAATAGATTATATATATTATTGATTCTTGTATGTTGTATACCTTTCTTGTCATTTATATAAATTTTCTTTATAAAGTCTTGTTTAGATAATATATTACACATATATTCCAGTCTATACTGCAAATTATCGTCTTGGTTAACATCTATTAGTCTTGACTTTATTTCAATCATTTTACGTAACGTTTCAACAGTATCATCAATTTGGTCTTTTGGAATATTTAAATTCGTAATACGATTGATAATATCAACAACAGGTAGAGAGTTTACGAGAAGATCTTGACAAGCTAATGGTTGCTGCTCAGGTTCAGGTGTAGGCAAGTTTTGTCTTTGTTCTTCAAAATAGTGGGGGTTATGTACCATCCCCTTTTCAATAAATCCAGTATTCCATGAGAATGCTGTTTTACATTTAGTACAATACATTTGGTCACAACCAGATATTTTATATATCAATACACGACATTTAGGGCATGATTTACATTCTTTTTTCAATAATTCAACAGATTCTACTTGTTTAGTATCACAGATGTGATCAATACCTCTTTCACATTGACATTTTGTACAATTAAACTTTTTACATATAATACATTTACCATTGCCATTTTCAGGAATTAACCCCTTACAATTAGACATGTAACAATGAAAAAAAAATCCTGTACCGTTACCTCCTTCGTCTCCATTTTCAACAGAATCCAATGGTCTTAATAATCGCAATTGTAATTGTTTTTTTCTTCTTGTGTTGGGGATATCAGCTTGTAATTTCGATATTTCTTTAAAACAATCAAGAGACTGTTGCCCCTTACTGACACCACTTTCGTTAACCAAGGACTGATTTAGTTTAATATAATGATCTTGTAATGTTTGTAATCGGGTTTCTAAATTCTTTAATACATGTGTTTGTTTTTTTACATTATTCTTTATTTTCAAATTGTGTTGGAAGTTTGACACATATTGTAGTGTATCTGGTATTTTATTGTACTCGACAGAAAATAAAACATCTTGTCTTATTGTCTTGTATTCTCCTTCAATAAATGACTTGCCTAATACTGAATACATTGTTATACTATCCCATACTTTTCTACACGTATCAAAAATACATATTGGATCAGTAGATGGGATAATTTTCAAATACATCTTCCAACATGATAAACATGCTATTTGATTACAAAATGGACATTTTATTTCTTGTTTAATAGGACAACAACAAATAATACAGTCTTCCTTCATTGTTTATTTATATTTATATTTTTAATTGTTTAATTTGGATTATAGGTCAGTATTGAAGTACCGGGTTCAATATACTATTGTCACTAAAATTGTGCAAGTCAACAATGTATTCACTCGTGTAATATTACAGTTTTTCGTAGTAATAATTTGCTATTTTCAGGACAAGATAGTTCAAGTTTTTAGTTTGTATTTCACTACTAACCTAGGTCTAATTCCTATGGTACCATCTTGTGACAACCCTTGGTTATAATTAAGGCTACCTTTTTTTGGTTTAGCCCCAAAGGAACTAATGTACGTTTAAATTGATTTCTTTTGTGTCTCTTGGGTAAGTTTGTTGTAGGGATTGGAAGTAGTCTAAAAACTTCCACAAGGGTATAGAATATTGTAAGGATTGGAAGTACTCTACAAGGGTATTGTAAGGATTGAGAGGATATATTGTAAGAATTGGAAGTAGTCTAAGAAACTTCCACAAGGGTATAGAATATTGTAAGAATTGGAAGTACTCTAAAAAACTTGACTATTGTAAAGATTGGAAGTACTCTAAAAACTTCCACAAGGGTATAGAATATTGTAAGAATTGGAAGTAGTCTAAGAAACTTCCACAAGGGTATAGAATATTGTAAGGATTGGAAGTAGTCTAAGAAACTTCCACAAGGGTATAGAATATTGTAAGAATTGGGAGTAGTCTAAAAAACTTGACTATTGTAAAGATTGGAAGTAGTCTAAGAAACTTCACTCTAAAAACTTCCACAAGGGTATAGAATATTGTAAGAATTGGGAGTAGTCTAAGAAACTTGACTACTTACAATCTTTCACTATATCATCTACCATTTGGAAGTTTCTATACTACTTACAATCTTTCACTATATCATCTACCATTTGGAAGTTTCTATACTACTTACAATCTTTCACTATATCAT